GCATAAGCACCGCTATCCCACTTACCGCCCAATATAGCAACCCGCCAGCCGGGATTAGCGTTCCAATAGTAATCACCAACGGGAAGGCTGCTGTTGCCGTTCTTTTCGGCGGGAATGAACAGCCAATCGAATTCTTCCGACCAACCGAAAGCGGAAACATAACCGCCACCGTAGCACGGGTGAATTCCAGTGTTCTTATAAGGGCTTGCGGAAGAATCATCAGCAAAGCCATAATCCGCAACGAACAGCGTTCCAAAATCACCTTCTGCGAAAGTGGAAGGGTTCTGTTCGTTCATGCCGTCAACCCACCACCAAATGTTTCCCCAAAAGTTTTCTTCACCTCGATAGGAAACAATCTGAATACCGTTTGCGTTGGTGACTGCACCGGAAGCGTTACCCAAAGAAACGGTTGCGCCGCTGTTTTCCGTCATGGAAGTTGTGCCATCATCAGTTTGGTTTACTGCGCCGTTGCCAATCACCGACTGAACATTGAAGGCTGCATATTCAACCAGCATAAGAAGCTGGGAAGCTGCCGCCGTAGCCGCATAGCCCTGTTCCCAACCCGAACCACGCTTCTGTGCCAGCTTTCGGGTATTGGCACGGGTAAGGTTTTGATTTAAGCCGGAAGCGGGCTTTGCGTTTGCGATACTGCAAAGCATATCATTTGCGAAATCTGCCACCTGTGCATCATCCAAAATGTAAGCACTTGCGGAAGCATCCCAAAGCGAACCTTCAAAGGCTGCAAGGTAAATCTTTTCATTCTCGTTGCCGTTCTCAATGAACGCCGGGTGAAGTTTGAACCCTGCTTTGGGCGTTGCGGAAACATAGTAACGGGCTTTGCGGATTTTAGAACCTAAAGAGTTATGTTCCACAAGCAGCGGAACAACCTTGTAATAAAATTTCGGCTGTTCAACCATTGTCTGAACAATCGTTCCCGCCGCATAAGTACCAGCGTTTTCACCCTCTGCAATAGTGATTGCCTGTGTCAGCTTGCCCGTGGTGGTAAATCCGGCTTCACCGTAATAGGCTACAACCTTACCGTCATTTGTCAGGTTGCAACGCTTTCTGCCGCCGAAAGGTGCAATGTTATCAAAACCAGCACCAGCGGAACGGTTCACCGCACCCGCAAGACGGGTGAACTTCTTGTTCACGAAGTCAACTTCCACGCCGTAAATATCGGAAGCAGTATAACCGACATAGGCTTCAAGGTCTGCAATTTCCTTCTGCAATTCCTGAATATCACCGATAGTTGCAACGGCGGCTGCATCCACTTCAAGGGAAACATTGTCCGCATTGCCTACCGTGGTGACAAGCTGCACATAAGCACCCGAAACGGTAACACCATTGTAAGGGGGCATATAGCAGTTCCCGGAATTTTCGATTGTCACGGCGTACAGGATTTCACCCGCATCGGGATCAATCGCATACAGTCCAAGGGTACGCATATAATACCCGGCTGTCAGGTCATTGTTCGTGAACGCCGTTTCAACCTTGATTGCAACCTCGTTTGTGCGGGTTACTTTGGAAATAAGGCTTGTCTGCTTGATATTGGAAAGGGAAGTCAGGGCTTCAAGCTGCGCCAGCGTGTAGGTGGTACTGGAAGCGCAAATCTTTGTGAAGTCAATGTTACCCTTTCCGGCAATCATCTTTGCAATCAAAGCCTGTCCTTTGTTGGTGATAACCAACTTTGAAAATTCTGCCATAGTGTTTCAATCCTTTCTTTTACTGATTTGTTCCAATGAATTCAGACACAACCACACCTGAACCAGCGTTGTTTTCGCCGTTTATGTTGAACTGTTCATTGAAATCATTGGTGATAACCACGGTTGCGGTATTGACTGCCCCGCCACCATGAACCGCCGCACCATTTACAGCAATGTTTTCTTTGCTGTCATTGGTAATGAAATAGTGGGCTTCTTCCACCATGCCACCACCAAACGCCGCCTTGCTGTTGACCGTGTAGCTTTCCCGGAAATCGTTGGTGATAAAGAAATCCTGCACAAAGCAAATTCCACCACTGAACAGGGCAAAACCGCTTGCCTTGCACGGAATTTCATTCCGGGAAATAACAATCATGTTGCACGGGATCATGCTTTCAATGATATAGTCCAGTTCGTCCACCTGTCCGAACATTTCAAGGTCAACAATGATTGTAATGGTGTAGTTGTCATATTCCTTGATGATTGTGAAATCGTTATCACCGCAAAGGGCTTCCAATTTCGCAATCAGGACTTTCAAGGTGTACGGAATTGTATTTAACCACCGTGCAAATACTCTTGAACGGCGGCTTTCAAGGGTATCTTCCTTTGAAGGAAGAATGTTCAAGATTTTTTCAAACCTTGAAATTCCGTATTCGTCAGCCGTTTCAATGAATTCATTTTGCAAAACCCGGTCAGCAGCTTTCCAAACAAGCACAAATTCCGGGTTTTCTGCATCCAGCGTAACGGCAATTTCCTTGAATTCTGCCATGAATGGGGGTAAGTAGGAAAGAAGATCAACTTCTCTTGCAACTCTTATCATGCGCTTGCACCCCCAAACACGGGAACTTCATATTTCCCCAATGTCAGGTTGTCAGTAGAACCGTTGATTTTGGTGTTTTCAATATCCACAATGCCCTTGATTGAAAGAAGCCTTGTTTCAATTTGGCTGATACGAATCACCAAATAGGCGGTGTCAGCCCACCCCTTACGCAATTCTAAAAGATAGTCCTGAACGGCGGTATCAATCGAATTCTGCAAGTTCGACCAACTGTAACCTGTATCAAAGGTGATTTTGGTTTTCAGGGTAACGGTGACTTCCTTTGCACTCTTGACCGATACCACATGACCGATAGGGGCAAGCCCATAACCTTCACCCGCATTTTCGGCGGGGTCAATGGTGTTCTGCACGGTCTGAATCAGGGTATCAGAAGCAACACCATAATCAGAATTCAGGATTGTAAGCAGCGCCGTTCCCCCGGTTGTCAGCTTCTTTTCTGCTGCCGCCATATAGACATTTGAAAGCCAAAGGGCAACTTCCTGATCCAGCGTTCCAATGATACCTTCATACCATGTTTTCACCTTTGCCGTTGGTATCATGTCAGCGGGGCGAATGTCACCATTCCAAACCCTTGTTACTTTGGTGCTTCCAACACCCGGAATAGCGTTCGTTTTTTCAAGATAATCCTGAACATTGCCGCCGAACGCCTTTTCATTGAAGGAATCGAAATAACGCTTTCGCAAATCTTCCGTATCTTCTTCATCCTCACCCGGAATCAGAACGCCCGTAAGTTCCGCTGTTTCCAACCCTTCAATATATTCAATCGGGATCATTGTTCCCAACTGCTGATTTCCGACAATGCCGGGGGTTTCACACTGTACCTGATATTCACCATCAGCGATTTTTTCAAGCACAATGAAATTAAATGAACTAATATTGAACCGCTGTCCTGTAACATCAATGTTTTTCGGTGTGAATTCGCCTTTCAGAATTGCCTTTGTTGCTTCATACGGGGTGATACCTCGTTCCTTGCAACGCCTGATAAGAAATTCCCTTGAAGCACTATCGCCGTAGGCTTCCGCAATCAGGGTGTTCAGCTCCACATACAGAAGTTGAAGTTCAATCGCTGTTGGGGAATGGGTGTCAAAAATAACCGAACCTTCCCGCTTGTCGAACTTGTCAGATACCCTTGCAAGCATTCGTTCAAGAATTTCTTCATAGGTCACATCATACATTAAAAATTCACCACCTTTTCAGCGGCTACATCACCGAAAATTGTATGTGCGGTGAATGTAACCAAAACTTCACCCTTTTTTGAAGTGTCGAATTCAAAGTTATCAACGCTTTCAATTCGTTCATCCCATGTGAGGGCTTCTGTGATACGGCGTTCCAATTCCGGGCAAACATAGGAAACGGGTTCGCCGTACAGGTCAATCAGTTCAATCCCATAGTTCCAAGAATACATAACATATTGGTATCGTTCCGTGGAAAGGATTTTGAAAATAGCCTGTTTCATCGCTTCCTGTCCGTCCGTATATCCACGGATCAGCTTGCTTTCCAACTCCATTTTATAGGTGTTGGTTGGCTGTGTTTCAATTTCAAAGTCCTGTTCAAGAAATCCTGTAACAGAAGGAATCATTTATACCCACTCTCCTTCCGTTTTCGGGATTGGCTTGATACGGTCAATCACAATATATTTTTGCCCGCCCTGTTCCCGGATAAGGACAACAGCATCGCCGTTCTGCAAAGCATTGTGAACCGTGATTTTCTTCTTGCCCTTATATTGGTGTCTATGGGAAGTAGCGGTTGCCGTGCCGCCACTTGTTACGGGGTGGGTGTGTTTCGTTTCCGCTACCGTCCAATGACTAACGGAAATATCCATTTCGTAATCAATCACATTTCGGGTAAGAACAAGCTGCCCTTCACCCAAAGTAAGTTTCTGATCCACAAGGATTTTCAGCGGGGAAGTGCCTGTCACCTTGCCGTAACAAACTTGAACAGGCTTTGTTGCTTCAACAGCTTCCACCGCTGCTTTTTTCAAAGTTTTCAAAAGTTCAACTGCATCAGGCAACAAATTCACCCCCTCTAAGTGTTAAATCCATGAAGTGTTGATCCAGTTTGAAGGTGTGCTTCACTTTCTCAACCAACATGAAATTTTTCAAATTCATATCGCCCAAAGCAAGATTGATAACAACCATGCTTCCGGCTCTAACCCGTGTATCACCCAAAGCATTCACAATTTTCAGGTTACGGGTTTTCTTGTTGTAAAGCTGCAACAGGGCATCCGCTTTTGCCTGTCCGTTCTCACCTTTGGAAAGGGTATCGAAATACTGCAAAACGCCCCATTCGTTTATATGGCTTCCGTCCTGTGCGATATAAACTTCACGCTTTCCCGTGCTTTCATTGTCATAGGTCAGCTTGATTTTGTTGTATGTGTCGCTGTCAATGCTGGAAGTGTATTCAAAATTTTCCCCGGTTTCTTCATCAATCATCAGGTATGCCCCCGGTTCGCCAACATACATTGAACCAAGGTTCTTCAATGTCAGCTTGCCGAAATCGTCATACAGGACAAACATTTCTTTGGTGTTCTGCAAAGTCAGGTCAAGGGCGTTTTCAATCATATCAAACAGGGAAGTGTTATCTTCCACCCGTGAAGCGATTTTGAACCCGGTATCTTCCAGCGTACCAACATTCAAAGAAAAGTCCGCTGCCACCATCTGAATGAATTCGGAAGCGGTCTTGTTCTCATAAACATAGGTATCTTTGTTTTGAAGGTATCGCAACTGATCGTAAGCGGTGACAGTGATAATTTGGTCTTTATCCCGCTTCTTACTGAATACGAACCCGAAAAAAACGGGCTTACCGTCCACCTTTAGGCGAACGGCTGCACCCTCTTGAAAATTGATTATGCTGTCTTTTACGATTTTGAAGGTTAGCTTGCCGGGTGTGCTTCTTCTTTCCGTACTCCATTCAATTCCTTCTTCCGTGATTGGCAAATACGCCTTTTCGCCGGAAGGGTCAGCAATTAAAAGTTCTACATCCAAATCAGCACCCCCTTAATCAAATGTTCCTTCATCCACCCAACCATAGACATTTGAACTTGAATCCGTGTGTATCAAGTGCCACGGGTGGGCTTTGCCTGAACCGTTCGCAATGGTAATTCTTGCTTTTCCGGCTCTTGCTGAATAACCTTTCGCCCCCGGATAAGAACTGTAATAGTGTGTTCCACCGTGGAAATTCACAATGTCACCCACCTTATAGCTTTTACTTTCCGGCTTTGATTCTGTTGACCTTGTGGGCTGCACAACGGCTTTCGGTTTGGAAGCGGCGATTTTGATATTCACCGTTTTTGTACTGTATTCCCGGTACTGCTTCAACTTGATTTTCACAATCAAATCAAAACCTTCCTTTGCCTGTTCCGTGATTTTGTAATCTTCCATTGATACCTTCAAATTCGTTGCAAAAAGAATTCCACCGCTGGGCTTCATTCTTGAAACAATAAACTGGAAGGGCTTCTTACTCGTTTTCAAATTTTCAAAATAAGAAAGGAAGAAAGAAGCCCCTAAAAATCCAGCTTTATATTTTGCAAACGGATATTTGGTTTGTGGAATCCTGCATTCAAATTCAACATCCGTCAATTCAGCCTTTTTCAGAATGTTAATCTGCCCTTCATCAATCAGGGTAAGGGTTGAATTGGCATTGTTGATTTTCACGGTCAACTTGTCGGGGGTGATTGGTAACAAGCACAATCCAAGATAAAAGTCATATCCGTTTTTACTCATTATTCATGCACCCCTTCCGTGATAATATCAACCGCTTCATTCACCGCATCGGTCAGCCCGGAAACAACACCGTCCAAGTCCATAGAACCCGAAACATTGTTGTTATTGGTCTGTTCAATGGTGATTTCAGCCGTTGTAAATCTGTTGATTGCTTCCTGTTCAGCAATATCACGAAGATATTTCAAATCTTCTTCCGTAATGTCCAACGAATCCTTGATAGAACCCGTGTTGTCGGCAATATCGCCCACACCGTCACCGATAGAACCCGTGTAGTTGCTCAAATCGGCATAATCACTTGCGGAAGGAATGTTTGTGTTGAACAGGCTGGACGGGTCAAAGTTGGAAATGGTATCTTCAATACCTTCACCGAAGCTATACCCTGCATCCCACGCCCCGGAATATTCAAAGCGGTCAAGGTGATAATCAGAAGCGTTGACTTTCGCCATGACTTCCGTTCCCTTGCCAAAGGTGGAATCCACCCAACCACCAAGGGAATCACGCCACCCGGAAACAGCACCCGCAAGATTTGAACCGAAAATTGTATCAATCGCACTTGCTAAAGACTGCAACAGGGAAAGGATTGTATCAACCAAATCAAAGAACAACCGGGCGATTGCTCCCACGGGGTCATTGAACACATTTGCAAAGAAGTTCGCAAATGCCGCAATGAAGTTCCAAAGCACAACGAAAATATCAATCACAAAGTTAATCAGGGTAACGAACAGGTTTCCAATGAACGCACCCGCTACCGCAAACACTCCGCAAATGATACCAGTTGCGGAAACAGAAGTTCCCGCAAATTTGTTTACTGCTGCAACTGCCGCATAGAACAGGGCAATCAGGGCGATTATAAGAACGATGATCCACACGATAGGGCAAGCATACAGGGCGGCATTCAAACCGTTCTGTGCTGCAATTTCCGCTGCTGTGGCTGCGGTCAATGCTCCTGTTGCTGCTGCATGAATCATCTGTGCAACTGCCATTGCAACATGAATTCCCTTGCTGATAGCATTTATCATGTTCACCGCAAGCTGCCAACCGTAATATACAGCAAGGGCGGCGGCTACACCGTAAATAATAGGGGATAGCCACGACCAATTATCAGCAACAGTACCCGCAACGCTTACCAGCAAATCAAAGATTTCAAGGGCAATACCCGCCACAACAGAAAGCCCCTCAATGGCGTTATTCACAAACTGCTGGAAAGCATCACTGTTTGCAATTTCGTTCAATCTGTTCAAAACAGGCTGAAACGCCATCAAAGCGGTGTTCTGAAACGAAGTCCAAATCTGCGAAAATGTTTTCGGCATACTCGCAAATTTTTCATTAGTTTCATCAGCCGCCGCAAACATAGCCGCTTTCACAATGTCAGCCGTGATTGCACCGTCCGCCGCCATATCTTTCAACTGACCTTTGGGAACTTCCATATAATCAGCGATAGCCTGAATGATATTCGGGGCTTGCTCCAAAATGGAATTGTATTCCTCACCACGAAGAACACCCGAACCCATAGCCTGTGTAAGTTGCAACATAGCGGCATCAATGCCCGCCGCTTCCGTTCCGGCAATGGTGAACTGCTTGTTGACCTGTTCCATAAACGCAACGATTTCTTCCGAACTGCCGAAAGCATCGCCCGCCATAAGTCCAAGTTTGGAAACAGCGTCAGCCGTTGCCTGATAAGAACCCCTTGCCCGTTCAGCGGACAAATAAATCATGTTCTGCAAGTCCTGTGTGGTCTGCAATCCATCATTCATCAGGTTCAAACGGGCGGTTGTTGAAGTCAGCGTGTCGGACAGGTCAAGGACTTTTCCCACGGTCTGAACCGTGGCATAAGCTGCAACAGCACCCTTAATTGCATTCGTCAGGTTATCGGCGTTCACAACACCTTCATTGATTTCCTGATTGAAACGCCCTTGCTCGTCCACATTGTCACGGATATAGCTTTCAGTGTTGCCGATTGTCTGCGACAACCGCAAATAGGCTTCATTTGCCGCCTGAACATCCATATCAGCAACAGCACGGTTCAAATTCTCCTGTTCCTGAACCGCCTGATCCAACTGCCCCCTTAACCGTTCCAGTTCCGCATTTGCGGTTTCCGTTCCGATATTCAGGGGATTGTTTTCTATTTGCTGAATACGCTGCTGGATAGCCTGCAAGCGGCTTCCCATTCTTCCCATATCAGCAACAGCGCTTGCCGGGAACAGGTTGGTTTGTGCTGCCGTGCTTGCAATGCGTTCCTGTGTGGTGTTCAAAGTGTTCAACATATTGTTTGCACTTTGAACTTCCTGCTGAAATCTATCTACACCCGTAGAAGTGAAAACTTCCAAACTGTCCGTTTTCCAAGTGACCGGGATTTCAACAGGCGGGATATTTTCAAAGGAATCCCGAACCATTCTTTCCGTTTCGCTGATATTCTGCGAAAGCTGCAAATAAGCGGCGTTGATTTGAGAAATGTCCGCACCCTGCATAGCTGCATTCAGATTGTCTTGCAGTTCTAAGGTTTGGGAAAGCCTTGCCCTTAACTGCTCCAAACTTGCATTTGCAGAATCAGAGCCGATATTCAGCGGGTTTTGTTCCACCTGTTCAATGGACTGCTGCAAAGCCTGAACCCTGTTTTCAACCGCTTCCACATCATACCGGGCTTGCGGGGAAAGAACTTCACTTTCTGCCGCTGTCTGTGTAATGCGGCTTTGGGCTGCATTCAAATCCTGCAACATGGAATTCACGCTTGCAACTTCCTGTTCAAAGCGTTCAACACCTGTATTCTTGAACACTTCCAACCCGTCATAAGACTGCCATTGTGTAGGTTGCGGGGTTGGAATGTTCACGGGTGCTGTACTTACGGGGGCGGTAGGTGTGGGAATCGTGGGTGCTTCTACACCCTGCATAGCTGCATCCAATTCCTGAACTGCAATCGTAGCCTGATTGATAGAATCCCGTGCGGCTTCAATGGAAGAAGTGTCAACCTGTGCATTCATGCTTTGGTGTAAATCTTCCATAGCGGAAAGTCCAAGATTTACGGAATTGATAACCTGATACAGAACACTTGTGAAATTGTCCTGTAATTCAATAGCGGTTCTGATTGTAGCCATGCGGATCACCTACCTTTCTTTTTAGATTTTCGCTTTGCTTCCTTTTCTTTTTCCTTGTCACTTTTGATTTTGACCTTTACCGCCGCCACAACAAAGGCTTTTTCCTGTTCATCCATAGCAAGGAAAACGGAAGGTAAAATGTGCAATTTCAGAAGGGCATAGTAAGCATAATTCGCTTCCCAATCCCCTTCTTCTATTAGTTTTTTGCTTCTTCAACCTTATCCTCAAAGGAAACATTGAAGCCCTGAAACTTCTGCACATAGGCGGCAAGTTCGTTATACTCACCCGGATCATCAACCATAGCAAGCAGAAGTTCCTCCGGGGTCTTTACGCCGTAGCTGTCCTGAAGCTCTGCATCGTACAGGTCAGGGGTAACAACGGAAGCCGCAATCATACGCTGAATGTAAAGGCTGGACTTCATCTTCTGACGGTACATACCCGGCTTGCCAGTAACGGGAATTTCAATGGTGCAACTCTCCCTGATTTCCTCGTTTTCTTTGGAAGTGATATGCTTGAATTCCCAATTAAGGGGGTTGCCCTGTTCATCACAAAGGGATTTGGTGACAGGGTGCATTTCGTTAGCCTTTACCTTCTTATTGGCTTTCATAAATTTGCTAAATTTAGACATTTTATATTCTTCCTTTCTTATTTATCAAGGGCAATATAAAACCCCTTATATGAGCCTATATAAAGCCCACATAAGGGGTTATTACCCGCCGTGTCAGTGATTAGTTAGTAAGAAAACCGTCCAAGTCCTTGAACGCTTCCGGCATCTTGAAGTCCTCAAAGGTGAAATCCATATCTTCATCAAGATATTCACCATCTGCATCAAACTTTGCAAGAATGCCGCCGTCAATGTTGCAGTCAATCAGGATCATGGTCTGTCTGCCAGCCCCGGAAGTAGGATCTTCATTGGAAATCTGAATTTCAAAATAAATATCCTCGCCCGTGTCCTTGTACTGAACCATCATCTGACGGAAGATAGAAGTGTTATAGTGGAAGGTTGCCGAACCCGTACCCTTCCAGCCGGAAGCCTTGTTACCCTTGCCAGTCTTGCCCAAAATGGGAACTTCCGTTTTCGTCTTTTCAAACTTTGCTTCCAAATTGATTGCCTGCATAAAGTTATAACGGCGTGTGCCGATAGTAACAAAGCATTCAGCCAAAGCCGCAAAGACGGTATCTTTCGCTTTCATAGTCACATTCTGAATCATGCCTTTTCACCCCTTTCCTTACGCAACGGTGACGGTCATATACAGTTTAGACATTGCATTCACAACGGTAACTGCATCCGTCACAACAACAGATTTCTTTGTGTTGCCCTGTTCCACAACAACATCAGAATCAGCGAAATCTTCAATCGCTCTGATTTCTTCAAGCTGTTCATGGTGCTGGACAATATCCGACCAAAGGGAAGTTCTGCCCGCCGCATCGTTGGGAACAACGCCCAAATATTTGGTGTTGAACAGAACCGCAATATCATTTGCAATCTGATCGATCACACGCACGGTCTGATTGTCCTTGAATACATCGCCCTGCGTGTCGGAAGTAGTAACCATAGTGTTAATATCTTCAAGCACACGCACATCAGAACCGACCTTGTGAAGCATGAACTCACCCGCATCAATCGCTTTCTGCAAGTCAGTCTGCGTATAGTCAGTATCAACGGTAAATTCGCCGTTATACTTCTTGTTCTGATTGGACTTGTTCACCTCGCAACCAGCGGAAACGCCAGTCACCCAATAAACAAGGGCTGCTTCACTCCAACCATCATCAAGAACCTTGTTCTTAACGCTGATTGTGCCGTAATAGTCAGCGGAAGCGTACTGATAAAGCACAAGCTGAAACTTGATACCCATTTCATCACGCAAACGCTTCACAAAGGAATTGAACAGCCCCCTTGTGGTATCGTCCGTAACCACAACGCCCATAGTGTTGTAGGTGTAGGATTCAATCTTATCAAGATACTTCTGATAAGCCGTGCCGTTCACCGTGCCGTTCGTACCGCCCGCAAGCGGGGTTGCTGCCGTAACCGCCAGCGTTGCGGAAGTCTTGAACTTCACGAAATCATTTGCGACAAGTTCAGCCGCCTTTTCAACGGTCTGTTCGTCCACAATGTCACCGTCAAGCACCGTTTTCACATCAAACATCTTTTCATTGTCAGCGTTCTTCTGAATAACGATTTTCACATCATTGCCACGAACGCCGGAATAAAGGGCTTCTGCGAAAGTATTGCTTGCCTTTGTACCCCCGGAAGTCAGCTTGTACGCATAAAGGGTTTTGGTGTTCTGAAACAGATCACGAAGCCCCTTCATCTTCTCATGGGTATATCCGTAACCAAAAATTTTCAGGGTGTTCTTCTGAAAATCGCCGTTGGTTACTTCAAAAATTTCACCATCCACACCCCAATCAAGTTCAAGGGGCATCGTTGCGATACCTCTTTCAGAAAGGGTTGCAGAAGCGGAAGCTGCCGAAACAAAGTTGATATATGCACCCGGCAACTTTTTGTTCTGAACCACGAAAGTTCCACCGCCTAAAGCCATATTATTTCACCTGTCCTTTCATGTAGTTTTCAATCATTTCTTCCACGGCATTCACCGTGAAAGTGGCTGTGTCAGGGTATTTCATCAGAAGGGCGTTCACAATGTCCTTTCTGCCCTGAAAACGCTTTGCGGAAAGCAACTGTTCTTTTGAAAATTTACTTTCAACAACAGCCGCTTCACCGTCAGCGGGTTTTGCGCTTTTTCGTGCTGCCATTATTTCACCTATCCTTTCACGGAAACGCTTTCCGAAAGTTCTTCCATAGAAACGGTATCTTCCTTCTTGTAAACAAAGAAATCATAGTTCACAAAGAAGTTCAAAACTCCGTCCACCATTTCAGCATTCATTTTTGTTCCCCGTGCCAAATCCCCGGAAACGGTGATATATTCAAGACAATCAAACAGCCGTTCCGAAACGGCGTTGCATTCCTCTTTCTTGCGGTCTTTGTCAACCGGGAAATACTGAATGCACATTTGATTGGTCTTGAAATACCGCTTCCCAAGGAAAACACGGTTTGTCGGGTTGATACAGAACACAAAAAAACAAGGCTCTTTCAAACCTTGTTCAACGCTTTCTGTATATGTGGTGTAGTTATCACCAAATTCAGCATTTAAGGAAATGCTGATACCTTCAATTATAGAATTTATCATTTCATGCACTCCCCTAAAAACTTCTTGATTTTGCTTTCAAGCACTTTCGGGGCTATGTTCTGAATTTCCTGTTCCGAAATCGTAAGCATGAACCGACCTTGAACCCACCCTTGATGATTGGCTGTCCTGTGTCCGTATTCCACATAACTTGCATACTCAACAGGGTTGACAATCTCAATCACAACGGTATTTCCAAAGTGATTTATTTTCAGGGAATCAGCGTATGCTTTCGCATTGCCTTTTCCGCTGCCGCTTGCGGCTTCTTCATGGGTTGCGGAAGTCCAGCCCCGGCGAAGTGTACCGCCTTTTTTACCTGAACTGTTCGGGTACTGCCCGACAGGTGTTCGCTTGATAACTTTAGCAAGTAGGCGGGCGGCAAGTTCCTTTGCACAAGCATCAATGAACGCTTCAACATTGCCCTGCTGAATTTTGTTCAACTGCTTTTGAAGTTTTTTCAAATCTGCCGCCGTAAAACCGCCCATCTTACCCAATCAAGCCCACCCCTTAAACAGTTCAAGCATGATTTCTTGATGACTGGAATAAACGGCGGGTTCACCACTTGCGGAATATTCGGCTTTTCTTCCGTCCTGTTCCACTATGATTTTTGAACCCCCATTTATCACGATTTCCGGCGATATGAATAACTTTGTGCTTTGGGAAATTGCCGCCGCTGCATCTGTTTGAACAACGGCGTTCAACTTTTCAAAGGATAATTTGCAAGGCTGATTTTCAATCACGGTTACTTCTGATTTGCGGGTGATTTTGGTTACTTCATCCCGCACATCACGGCGTTCAACAATGGTGCAAACACCTTCATAGGTGCTTTCAATCGCTTTCCGTGCCGCTTTTCGGGCGGCTGCAACTGTTTTCACCATTTGATTTTCCTATAACAAGAAAACTGATCCCTGCCGTAAGTCAGAAGATAATTCAGGAAATTGTTCAATCGCTGTTCAGCGGTCAAACTTCCTTCCCCGGTTGCAAATACTGTGTTGGTGTCACCCGTCTGTATCTGCTTTACCGCAAAATCCAAATCAAGCCCTGCAATGCTATCCGGCGAAAAGGTTTTCTTTGCCGTTAAAAATTCACCTACCGCCATATCAACAGCGATATTCACCAATCCGTCAGGTATAGAAGATACATTGCAATCATTCTTGATAGTGTTTTCCACTTTCTGTATAGAAAAATTCAGGATGATTTCATCACCATCCTGAATTTCATATCCGAAAGACTGCAAGCGTTCCTTTACCATATCCAGCATTGGGAATCACCGCCTTACTTAACCACGGGAAATAATGCGGGCAATCGGAATTGCCTTGTGTGCAATACAATCCGTGCCGTTGCTTACCAGCGACCAGTTCTTTCCGTTTTCCAGTTCGGTATTAGTCGGGCTGTTGGTTGCCTGACTTGCTTTCAGGTAGGAAATACCAGCCACGGAAACGGCGTTACGCTTACGGGAAATAAGGGTATCTTCACCGCCACGGGTCTTTGCATCACGAACCATTTCGTAAGGCACTTTTGCGCCGACAGGCTCAAAGCCGATTGCACCTTCACCAAGAATATAGGTGGTGTAAAGGGAAACATCACCGCCCGTAGAACCCACATTCTTGACCTCAACAGGCATAGAATCATCAATCAGAACCAGTCTGCCGTTCCAAGTTGCCATACCAAGATCACGCTCAACGCCTTCTGCATCCGTGTATTTCAGGTATGCAATCAGCTTCATGTTTTCAAGGTTGGTTGCAACAGTGGAATGACAAATAACAAGGCTGAACTTCTGCTTGTTATCGCCGCAAGCCTGCTGAATTGCACTGTTCAGCGTGGTTGCACTTACCTTCATAGCGTCCGTAGTGACCGCATCCGTAGAAGGTGCGGAAATATCGTAAGTATGGGCAGAAACAAAGGCGGCGTTTGCGGTCTTTACATTGCCCGTACCAGTGGAAGCCATAGCGAAGATACCTTTCAGAATAGAAAGAATGGTATCCTGATCTCTGTCATTCCAATAGCGGTTAATCTGATTACGGACATTCGCCATAAAATCAACGCCGCCCGTCACATCATAGGAGAAATCCGCTTCCGTCCAACCCATCATTCGACCATAAGTGAAAACACCCTGTTCAAAGGTATCAGTCTTTTCCGGGGTAAGGTTGGAAACACCGTCATAGTTCTGTGCATCGCCGCCAATCAGCCCAAAATAGGGAAGAACGGCGTAAACAGTACCCGTCTGACCGTTGTTGACAAAGGTTTCACGCAAACGCTGATCCGCAACGATTGCCCTACTCTCTTTCAGCTTATTCAGCTTCACATTCGGGATAGCAGACATATACTTCCCGAAAGCTCTTTCATTAAAACTTTTCGCATCAAATTTTGCCATCGTTATTCAATCCTTTCTTGAACTTTTTTGAATTTTGTTATTCAGCATCAGGGTTGTTTTCGATATAGTTCGCCAGTTCCTCATAGGTCATTTTGGACATATCGACTTTCGTTCCCGGCTTTACTCCACCGGAAGCACCCGGCTGAAATCCCTTGAAGGTCTGCTTGCCCTGCTGCTTTGCTTCAAACAGGTAAGAATCCGACTTCTGAACGGCGGTAAGCTGTTCATCCCACCCGGTCAGCTTGCCATCTTCACCAAGTTTGACTTTGGAAGTGTCAAGCAACGCCTTAACTGCCTTTGCGTTCTTTGCTCCGGCTGCGGTCAGGGCGGCATCAATGGCGTTATCCAGCTTCAACTGTGCCATTTCCGCATCGTGGGCTTTCTTCTGATCGGCGTTCTGCTGCTGCAAGGTTTCAATCTGCTTTTTCAGTTCGGCATTGTCACCGCTGGACTTCTTCAAATCCTCAAGCTGCTTATCTCTATCAGCAACAGACTGTTTCAGGGTCTTGTTTTCCTCGTTGACCTCATTAAAACGGGCTTTGGTAACAAAATTCCCGTCAAGGGAATCCATAACCTTCTTTGCCTGTTCCTCTGTCAGCCCCATTGCAATCAAATCTTCTTTTTTCATAGTTTTGTACCATCCTTTCATTTCCGTTGTTTACCGTGGGTGACGAACCACGCAATGAACCTTGTTCTTTACCGTCTGCAATACGAAAAAGACGATTTGCGGGGGTTACTGGATTTCGTGAACTGCTGCTTCAATCATGGCATCCAGCTTATCGGCATCAATCGTGATACCCTGCTTGTTCAGCCAGTCCAAAACATAGGCTTTCTTTTCCTCGCCACGGTCAGAACCCTTGTAAAGCTGTTCTGCTGCCGCAACAGCGATTTTCACCCAACCCATGATTTCCTTCTGCTGCTGAACGGTGGTGTTCTTCTTCACGCACGGAACGATTACGGTTGTAATCACCGCACCGAAAAGGACAAGTGCCGCCTGTGCAACGGTTGTCAAATCAATCATATCTGTTACCCCCTTTCTGAAAAATCGACCTCATATAATCAGCATATACCGTTGTTTTCAAGGTCTTTGATATAGCTGTTACCTGAAAAATGGCATGAAAAAAGCACCTTTGAAAATAAACTTTCAAAAGTGCTTATTTCTTCCGCTTTTCCTGTTCGTAATACTCACAATTTGCGGTGTTGTTGTAAACCTCATTCGGTTTATCACCGGGTTCAACCGGGGTGTATGGAAATACCAGTTCACCGCTTGAATATTTCAACCGGGAAGCGGTACTTCTTCCGTAAATGTGGCACACGGCTTTTTGCCATCCACATTCTTCACCGCTTACAGTGGTTTTGTCACGGAAAACACATCCCTTACACTGTGAATAGTGGTTCAAGGCGGTGTTGTCGGTAAGGACTTCATCCGCATAGCGTTCAGATAATGTTTTCTTTTCCATGTAACCACCTTCTTTCTGTTATCGTTGCGGGGTCTGTTCAATCACTTCAAGGTCAATGTAAATCATACCGGGTGTTTTTTCAACCTTTGTCACACGGAACTTTGTTCCCTGCTGCAATATGATTTCCGATTCTTGACCGAAAGAACCTTGCTTTGCAATACCATCCCAATTCTTACCCCCGCCATTCCCGAAAGCCGAAAACGGTTCAACATACATCATTTGTGTGCCGGAAGGGGCGTAAATATTCAGGATAATATCACCGCTGAATCCTTTGCCTTTGGCAACACCACAAGAACAAAAGCCGTATTCAGTCGGTGTTGTATTCAAAAGCAACTGTTCCAACTCTGCCTGTGTTGCACTCTGCAAGCGATCCATAGGAACATTGAAGAATTTGTCCATACCCTTAAATCTACAACCACGCTGCAACCAAAAATCTTCCTTATATGTCGATTTGGAAATAATGTCGGTCATAGCGTTTATTTCTTTCCGCATCTGACCGGGCTTCCAACCCTGATAGGAAACGCCGATTTGGTCTAAATCCACATTTCCAACACCTAAGAACTTTTCGCTGCCGTATTCAATACCACGCAACGGTTCGTTGAATTTATGATAGCTTTGGGTGTAGTCATAAATTGCATTTTTCTGAATCGGTGGGGAAGTGCGCCAAACCTCACCGCAAGTATCACGCAAAACATCGTCCGCTTCTTTGGCTGTTTTTGCCCAAATAGCGGCATCCTTGCGTTCCTGCGAAAAGGCATCGTCCACCGAATCAATTATATCACCTTGTTCAAGTTTTTTCAAATCGGCTTGAACTTTGGTGATTTGGGTTTGAATTTGCTTCAACTCTTTCTGAATGTCAGCGTAGGCTTTGCCCTCTGTATCAAGTTCTTCCAACTGCTTGTATAAATCCTGATACTTCTGCATTAAATCGGGGTCAGTTTCAGTAATGAACTTCCCTTCATAATACTTCTTCTTACCCTCGATATTCAGCCCCGCCCAATCAGCGGTTGTCACATCCTTGTTGTACCAAATGCCGGAATAGGTCTTGACCTCGAAATCATTAAGCTGTTGCTGAACGGCGGCTTTCTGTGCTTCAAGTTCCACTTGCTGTTTCGCAAGGGTTTTCTTCTGCTCTGCAATCAGCTTTTCATTCAACTTCTGCTGCCACTCTGCTTTTTGGGCTTCAATGGCTTCTACCTGTGAATGAAGGACTTTCAGCTTTGCAAGATCATCCCCATCCGTGAAATCTTCAAGGCTTCCAAAGTCCTTCAAAACTTCATCGAATGTCCAACCCCCGGAAACGCCCTTGAATTGGGCTTCCAAATCTTCAAGCTGAACATCTGCATCAGCAATTTTCGCTTGCAGCTTCTTCTTTGTCAGATATTCCTTCTTTGGTTTCGGTGGTTCAGGTTCTTCATGGTGGGTGTAGTGAAGGGCTGAACCATCGTCCAGCACATCAAACCCGGACTTGTCGCCGCCATCAACAAAGGTTTCCTTCCATTCCTGATAATTCATATCATCGGGAATATAGTAGGTTTTCCCGGTTTCTTCATCCCTTGCCGCCCGTTCACCAATGTCAAACTGTTCATCGAAATATGGAACGGTTGTTGAACGGCAATAAACATGAAACGGCGGGGCGGTCACTCCCGGCTGATAGTCCTTCATTGGAAAATGCTTCCCGTCAAGGCTTCTGCAAATATCGGAAGTGTGGGAATCCAGCGTTGCAACAATTTCATACTGTTCAACGCCCAAACTTTCAAAGCAATCCTTCTGTGCGGCTGAACTGAAATAGGCTTCTTCCGTCATTACAAGCCTTCCGGCGTTGTTTTTAGAAGTGTTCATCTTCTTTGCAAGGGAATCAATAGCCTTTTGCGGGTCAGCACCCAACATGATATTCCGGGAAAGTTCGTTGTGAACTTCCGAAATCAGCTTGTTCTTGTTTCCCCAAATTCTTTCAGAAAAATTGTACCCGTCAGCCGCCCACGGTTTAGCAAGCACCTTTTCAATCTGTGCCTGATCCAGTCCGGCAATATCCCAACCAACATTAAACCCATGTTGAAGTTCATACGCTGTGTGATAGTACCCGCTTTCAAAGGCATCCGACAAAGCCCCGTGCATAGTGCCGAACTGCTTTGCATACATAACTTCAAGGCTGTGCTGTGTCTGTACTTTCAGGGCTTCCAGCTTTGAAATGTGGTACTTTGCAGAAGCATTTTCAAGTTCTTTCATCCAACCACTGTTTAAGGCGTTGTCCTGTCCGTACTTGATATATTCCTGCACATCCCACTTAAATTCTTTCAGGTCTGCACCCTTCAAATACTGCCGTGCTTCCGCAAGGGAAATTCCGTTGTTGGTTGCAAAACGCTGATACCAGCGGGCAATCTGCCCTTCAAGTTGCTTTTGGGCTTCCTTATACTGCCGTTCAATATCAGCATAGGCTTTCACGCCCTTTTGGTTCTGCGCCTGTTCAAGCTGTTCAAACCGCAACTTCCAGTATTCAGCGTTATTCATTCACCGTACCCCCTTCATCATCAGGCGGGGCGTTGCCCTTCTGCTGCTGTGGTGCAAACGGGTTGAATTGCTGGGCTTCAAATTCTGCCTGCTGTTCCTCTTTCTGCTTTTTCAAGCGGTCAAGTTCAAGCTGCGGATCATCAACCCACGGGTGCATACCAACAATAGTTTCATCGGAAAGAATACCAACGGACTTCTGACAATTATCTATTGCTTCACTCTCGTTGATAAGAATATCCCGGTTGAAGATAATGTTGACTTCCTCACCGTCAAAGTTGCCCTGCCCGGTATTGGCAAGGTGGGCGTTCACAAACCAAAGGATTTCTTCAAAGGCTGCTTGCAGCTCTGTTTCCATGTCATTAGCATCCAAATCAATGTCTGAATACATGGATTGAATATTCATTTGGTTGGGGTTGCCGGAAAGCCTATCATCCTTTGCATCGTAGCCCATGCCGTTCTCAATAATGGCTTTCTTGAAAATTTCAATGATAGCCTTATAGTTTTCAGCATTGACTTTGATTTCAAGGGTTTCAACGCCGCCTTTGGTTTCCCCGTCATAGCGAACCTTCACCGCACCGTATGTTGCAAGGTTCTTTCGGAATTCCCCTAAATTCGTTCCGTCATAGTTCTTCAATACAAGAATGGTGTTTCGTGCGTCCTCTTGCATATTGTTTTCAAAGTCGGACAGCATAACATTGATACCGTCTTGAAGGGTTTTCACCTTCTTCAAAAGCGGGATTTCACCTTCATTGTATTTCAGCGGGATCAGCGGAACTTTCGCCCAATTCAGGGGAAGGGTGTTCCCGTCCTCACCCGTGGTTGTTGTGTACGGGGAAGTGTTATCATCAACACCCTGCAAATCAGGAATAAGGGTTGAACCGTCCAAAATGAAGCGGTGAACACCGTTCAAATCGTAGATTTCAACCTTTTCAATCAGCACGGGCGTTGTACCCTGATACCCAACCACCAAATACAAGCGGACAGCCGCTTCAAGAATGGTGTGTTCCGTGTCCTTCCAAAAAGGAAGCACTTCATAGCCGGGGAACATTCGGAAGGAAAATTCGCCCGTTTCGGTGTAATAAGGGTACAACCAACAGATACCGTTGTTCAGCATTGCCTTTCCTGCTGCTTTCAGGGTTTTCATAAAACGCTTGTTGAACACCTTTTTCAAAAGTTCAACATACTGCTGATTTTCGCCCTCAATGGCAAAGGGTTGACCTAAAAGGTAGTTTGCTTTTTGGTTCACCAGCTTTGCATACTGATTATCAATCAGGCGGTTGTTGGGTAGGTTATCCACTTCTTCCAGCTTGCCGCCCTCACCGATCATCATTCGCTTTCGGTGCAAAATATCGTGTTCATTGTCATAGTACAAATGCCCTTTGATTTGCATGATACGCTGCGGGCTGTTCTTCCACTTCTGAATTTCCCGTTCAAAGAACTGCTTATCGCTCATATCTGCACCCTGCAAAATCAGGTTCGATACTTTGACCGCCAATGTGTCAATCAGGCTCACCCTTTTCACCTTCTTTCTATCGCATAATAAAGACAAAAGCCCCGAAATACTATGATTTCAAGGCTTTTTGTTACTAATGTGTTATTTTTAGTCGAAACTGAACGCTTCACCGCAACCAACCTTTTCAGCTATGCCCGTTGTTGCATCGGGGGCATCGTCATGTGCGTTCTTTCCCTCTTTTTGGTATCGGCTCATAGCTGTGTAGTAGTCAGGGAAGCGGTCAGCCCAATTTTGCGGAAAATATATGTGTTCCATAACCCATGTACTGTTGGACAGTATGCGGGATTGTTTGTTTTTTGACTGAAAGAACGGGTGTATAACCGTTCTGTTGCTGTTATACTTGCTTTGAAGAATAGAACCAACATTCCGAGCAAAACCACGCCCACCGTTATTCGATTCTATATCAGCAACATTCACCTTATCGTCATACAGCATTTTTGCAACGGCGGGTTCGGTGATTTCCATACCGTCCTTTGTGTAAATGACATTGATAACATAGGCTTCCTTGTTGTACTCAACATAATTGATACTACAAAGAAAATCGTCACCTGTATCTGCTGTATCAGTGTAGTTCTTAACAGCAGAACAAAGCAAATGCCCGGAACTGTCTTTCGGAAGTTCAGTGTAAGTTTTGAACCTTCCGTACAGTCTGCCCTTAATGTCAATCGGGTTCTGTTGGTAGTTCGCTTCTGCAATCTCAACGCCCATAGCTTTTCTTTTGGTTTCGTAAGACTTCCGGGAAAGAATTTCCGGGCAAAGCATTGAACCATCATCCTGAACCGCTTTGTATTGAACAACCTTGACCTTATCGCCGTATTCGTCAATGATCCGTCCGGCTAAGTCTAAGCTGTGCCACCGGGTCATAACGATTATGATTTTGCCGCCTTCTTCCAATCTTGAAAGCATTGTATCAGTAAACCATGACCAATGTTTTTCAAGGGTATCAGCGTTGTTCGCTTCAAGGGAAGATTTGATTAAATCGTCAATAATCATCAGGGTTGCGCCAAAACCTGTTGCTGTACCTGTTGGAGAAGTAGCCAAATAGTTATTATAGCCATTTTCCAACGACCACATATTCATAGCACCATCACCCCATTTGATTTTTACACCGGGGAAAATGTCTGAATATATGATTTTATCCTTATCAGCCTTTACTTCCTGAATGGTGTTTCGCACACCCTTTGAAAAGTTGGTTGAAAGAATTTCGTTATATGAACCCGTCATAATCTTTTGGGTTTGATCGTTACCAAGCACCCATTCAACAAAGTTTCCTATGGTTCGTGATTTGCCATGACGGGGCGGCATATTCACAACCAAGATTTCATGTTCATCACTTTGAAGGAAGGTTTGAAGGTCTGTGCAAAATTCAACAAGGAAGGTTCTGTCCTTCTTGTAGAAGTCAGGTGCTTTTGTATTGCAATATACAAAAAAATCCCGTTTAGAAAGTTCAATGCGGGCGAATTTTTGAAGATCATTCATTGTCAATAATCTTTCTCAATTCTTCCGTTGTCAAACCTTCAAACGGGTTGTTTGTATTCAAAGTACCTTCAACAGCAACATCCCTTTTATCACGCCAATCTTCCGGCTTCCTGTTTTTTAACCAAAAGATTTGTGCTGTGGTATCAGGAACAACTTCCTTTGTGACCTCTTTTGTAATTTCCATGTGTGAACCGATTGGAACGCCTGTTGTTTTGTCATAATCAATGACCTGTTCACGGGTTGTTTCAACATAGGAATAACCCAATGCCCTTTTCAGCAAAGCATTTTCAACCTGAATGTCAACAACTTCCTTTCCCCTTTTTAGGGTGTCCGAAATGTCCGAATACTTCTTTTTCCATTCATTCAGGGTACTTCTTGTAATTCCCATATTGGAAGCAATCTGTTCATCCGTCAAACCATTCCTTGCCCACGCTTCCAGTTGAAGCAAACCTTCTTCTGTCAACCAGTGTTCATATTTTCCTTTTGCCATATTGAAAGTTCACTTCCTTTCTGTGTGATTTTGGCAATAAAAAAGATTTTCCCGGTGAGTAGGAGTTCACCGACCTGCCTTTCATTCGGCTATGAGTACCCCACCGGGAAAATGAAAAAATCAGCAAGGAACTATGTTCCCGCTGATTTTTCACTTTATCATTATATCAGGGTTCGTCATTGGAATTCAATAGGTTTTCATGGGTAAGCTGGAATTCCTTCAACGCTGTACCGTGCAATTCAACAATGTACTGATATGTAAAATTCATTTCAACGGCAACGATTTTAAGCCGTTTGAATTCAACATAGTGCTTATACAGAATATCAATGTGTTTCGGGTTCTGCAAAGCCTGAATCTGATTGATGATTTCATGCTTTTCATCAACAAAGCGGTCAATCTTTGCATTGATTTCCTGTTCAAGTTCGATCATACGCAAAACAGGCTTCACAAATGGGGCATCCCCGGAAGGGCTGGACTGCACACGCTCTTTTGAATAGTCAATGCCGCCGACACTCTGCGACATCAGGCGCAAATCACCTAATTCCTTGATTTTCTGATTTATCATCGTATCTAATCGCTGCAACTGCTGCAAATATTCTTTCGCTTTCATAGAAGCACCGCCTTTCTAACTTGAATGTGAAAGTGGAATGAAGAAAAAGTCTGTGTTCATGCGGGTTTACAAATAATCACCGGGTAATTCATTCAACTTCAACTTGTTGTTTCTTATTACTCTATTTTTAGAAAAATACTGTAAATTGATATTGATTTTTTCTATCTTATAAAGAACTCAAAAACAAGTTGAAGAAGTTGAATGAATTGAATGAAAAGCCACGTATAGTCAGCGTTTCCTTGCATTCCAGTTCCCACAACTACAACTTGAATGTAACTGGAATGAAAACTTGAATGTTTTTCAGTTTTGAAAATTAACTTTCAAATTTATCACACAACCCCTTGATCCAGTCTTTCCGGGGAATCTGTGCAATCCATTCATCAGGAATGCCGCTTTCACCACCGCAACCGTAATAAATCCCGGCAAGCCCACCAGCAACCGCCGCTACTGTGTCGGTGTCGCTGCCTAAGTTCACCGCCAGCAAAACACATTCCCGATAGTTGCATGAATTCAGGAAACACCAAACAGCAGCTTCCAGCGTGTCCACCACATAGCCGGAACTTTTGATTTCGTCACGGTCAAACTTATCAATTTCAGCAAGGAAACGGAATTCCTGCCACATTTCAGTTTCACCATAAAGCCCGCCCACAACCTGAATTGCATTGGAAAGGGCTGAACGCTTATCAACATTGTTCATCAGGTTTTCAACCATGAACGCATAAATA